ATATAAGCGTGAGCAATTTTTGCAGATGAAAGCAGATCGTGAGGCCAGCGGTGGCGGCGTCAGTCGAACACGGCTGTACACCGGATGAGCGACATGGGCAATAGCGCAAAGTCCAGCCGTGGCTATTATATTGCATCGATAAAGTCGGGTAATCTCAAAGATTGGCATGCCGAAACAACCGACGCTGATAGCGAGATAAGCTATGATTTGCCTGAGCTGCAACGCCGCTCGCGTGACGCTATTCGTAATTTCGCACTGGCGAGAGGCGTCATAAACACAAAGGTCACAAACGTAATAAGCACGGGAATACATCCTCATCCCTGCGTCGATTATCAGCGTTTGGGTATCAGTGAAGATCAAGCCAACATACTCAATCGACAAATCAAAGATGAGTTTGCGCTGTTCGCTGAAGGGCAAGATTTTGACATATCAGGTAACAATAATTTCTATCAGGTGCAGTCTGTTTTGTATCGAGCTGTGCTTGAAGCGGGCAATGTTTTATCGCTCATATTTAACAAGGATAGACGAAATAACCCCTACAGCACTAGAGTTCAATTGATTGAGGGGGACTTGTTAAGCAATAAAGATTACGCGATCAATACGGATAATTTAACCGATGGCATCGAGCGAAATGAATCGGGCGAGGTGATACGTTATCACTTTTTACAAAACTATTTAAACACACCTAAACTGACTGACAAACGAAATACATGGCGCACCGTTGAAAAATTCGGGGCGAATACAGGGCTGCAAAATGTCGTGCATTTGTTTCATCAGACACGGCCAGGTCAGCACAAAGGTATCCCTGAATTAACCAGCGTTATCTACTTACTGAAGCAGCTAGATAAGTACACGACAGCGACAATTGACGCGGCAATACTTGCGTCAGAAGTCGCTGTGTTTGTCACGTCCGCCGATGGTTCGACTAGCTTAATGGGTGACAGTGACAGTGGTGACAAAAAAAATGAGTATACGTCAAAGGGTACTCAGGCTGTAAATCTTGCTGAGGGTGAGACCGTTGAATTTAACAATCCAACATACCCGTCGGCTAACTTTGATCAATTCATTATCTCAATTTTAAAACAAATATCATCAGCAACAGAAGTTCCTGTTGAACTGCTTGTTAAGAGCTTTGCCGCTAGCTATGCAGCGTCTAGGGTTAATATGCTCGACTTTGCTAAGCTTGTTTTTCGTGATCGTAAATTTGTTGTCACGGATTTTTGTATGCCGGTTTATGAGCGCTTTATGTTTGAGCTTGCTGCGTCAGGTAGAGTGCCATTGCCAGGCTATTTGTCGTCGCCTGACCCGATTGTAAAAATGGCGTATTTAAAAACAAACTGGGTGGGTAGTCATACATCGACGTCGATAAATCCGCTGCAAGAAATGAACGCGGTTAAGATCGCGCACGAACTCGGTATGGTGACAATGCGTGATGAGACATTGGCGCGTACAGGGCGCTCATGGGATGATCAGCAGATACAAGTTGATCGTGAAAAAGAGGTTTTAAAAATGCAAGAAACCGGCGCTGATGATGCAGCGACAGAGGGTGACGATGTTTAATAAAAATTCGCTATGGCTGTGTGAGCGTGATGTTGTTAACAATCTCAGCGTTGAGCGATCACGATTATTAGACAGCGGTGGGGGTGAGCATAAGACGCATATCGACGAAACTTACACATACAAAGTACGCGATGGTTCTGCGCTGCTTAATGTTATCGGGCCGATATCCAGGTACAACGATTTTATGTCGTTTATGATGGGCACGACATCGCTCGAACGTTTAATGCAGCAGATAAATGTTGCTGTCGATGATGCGGATGTTGATCGTATTATTTTTAATTTCGACACGCCAGGTGGTGACGCTAGAGGAATTTTTGAAGCGTCACAAATAATTCGCGCAATCGATAAACCAACCTTTGCATATGTCGAGTCAATGTGTGCCAGCGCAGGCTATGTTTTAGCGGCTGCATGCGATCAGATACAGGCGGCTGACGTGGGTTATGTCGGGTCAGTCGGTGCGATTATCAGCGTGATACAAGAGTCAAAAAACGAGCTATCACCGATCATTACGTCCTATGTTTCTGAGCTGTCACCAAACAAAAATTTAAAGCCAGGTGATAATCATTTTGATGCGCAGATGCAGGCTAAAGTAGACTTTTTGGCAAACAAATTTGTGGACGATCTGGCGCTGAGCTTAGGGCTAGAGCGTGATTTTATTATCAGTAATTTTGGTGGTGGTGATGTGCTTGTTGCAAGTCAAGCGCTTGATGTTGGAATGATACAAGACATTGGTAATTTTGAGTCATTATTTAATGACAATGGTAGTAGTATAGCAACACGCGGGATAACCGCAGGGAGTGACAGCATGACACTTGATGAGTTAAAAGCGCAACATGCAGCGCTGTATAACAGTATTGTAGAGAGCACAACCGCATCAGTGACAAGCGCCGTCACTACTGCACTCAGTGCTCAGGCGAATGAGGCTAATAAAGTCACGTTTAAAAATGCGTTTTCAGAGGGGCAAAAAGCAGAGTCAACGCGCTTGACTGAGATTGACGCGATGGCATTGCCGGGGCACGAAAAATTGATCGCTGAATGCAAGGCAGATAGCTCGGTTACTGCAGCCGCTACCGCAATGAAAATTATCGCGGCTGAAAAAATGCAAGCATCAAACGCGCTGCAAAAACTCAGCGCTGATAACGTCACACCAATCACGACATCAGTGACAGGTGACGATAGCGCATGGGACGCTAACGCAAAATTGCGTGCTGAATGGGGCGATGATAAAGCATCATTTGATGCGTATCAAGAAGCTAAGAGAAAAGGACAGTTTGAAATAATGGGACACGCTGCAAAAATAGCGTAATCATTATTTATTAGCCAATTTAAAGAGGGTTTGTAATGGCTGCATTAACAGATAAAGCAATACGAATTGAAGAGCTTGGTGGTAGCAATGATCTGCCCATCAAAGCCGCGACTAAAATTTATGAAGGGGCTGCGGTGGGTATTGACTCGGCTGATGGCTATTCTCGCGGCCTTGTTGCGGGTGACAGGTTTGGCGGTTTTGCAACTGAGACAGTTGACAACACTGGCGCTGCAGGGGCTAAGGAAATTAACGTTGATGCACCCAATAACAACAAGCGGCTAGCGCTTGATGTTGCAAGTGCTGTTATCACCGATGTTGGTTTAAGTGTGTATGCAAGTGATGAGGACGCATTTACGATGACATCAACGTCGAATACGTTAATCGGTACAGCGATACGTTTTGTGGCGGCGGGTAAGTTAGTCGTACAGATTTAATCAAAGGATTATAGCCGAGTAGGAGTTTAAAAAATGTCATTAGAACGAATCAGTGAAAGGCAAATTGTCGGGATGTTTTTTAAACGTCTTGAGCAAAACAACGGTAACGATTGGATACCAAAAATATCAAAACCGTTTAATTCTGATCAGCCATCAGAGGAATATATATTCCTTTCTGACACCCCTCAAATGCGTAAATGGGTTGGTGGACGGCAGCTTAAAAGTTTTAAAGAGTTGTCAATTATCGGCGTTAATGATCCCTATGAAGCGTCAGTAAAAATACGGTTAAAAGATTTACGGCGTGACAAAACAGGTCAGTTGCAAATGCGCATTAATGAGCTTGCATCACGCTCAAAGGATCACTGGGCTGAACTTGCATCAACGCTAATTGTGAACGGTGCAACGACTGTGAGCTATGATGGTCAGTTCTTTTTTGACACGACACATCAGACGCTAGATTCTGGTTTACAGAGCAACATGATTAACATTGATATCTCAACGTTACCGATTCCTGCAGATGAGCTGGGGTCGATTACAGCACCGTCAAGTCGAGTCATGAAGGCTGTTATTTTCAAGGGCATCACGCAGCTATTATCATTCAAAGATTCGGAGGGAAAACCCTCCAATCGTAGTGCTAACAGTTTTCATGTTATCGCGCCAACGTCGCTGCTTGACTCAGTTTCGGGTGCGCTTAATCAATCTGTTTTCGCGGGCGGCGAGGATAACAACCTTAAATCAACAGGGTTCAATATCACGTTTTCAGGTGACCCGTATTTCGATACATGGACCGATAAAATCGCCGTGTTTCGTGCCGACTCTGATGTGCCATCGATCATTTTGCAGTCTGAGCAAGAGATCAATTTAAAGATACAGGGCGCAGGATCACAAATTGAATTTGCTGAGAAAAAATGGCAAATTGGCGTTGATGCTGAACGCGCTGTTGTCCCCTTCGAATGGCGTAATGTTGTACTTGCTACGATGACTTAAAGGTTATCTAAGGATAGTTGTGAAGCAGTTTACTGTATCCAATGTGCCCCTGCTCATACCAGCGGGCACGGTAATAAAGTTGTCAGATTTTGAGGTCGGTCGGCGTGCTCATTTGCTCGAAAAACAGCGAGCAAATAACACGTATCTTGCATTGCATTCGTTTCAACTCAAGGTAGGTACGCGGTTTTCGATCGACGAAAAACGTTTGATGAAACTGGGTGATAATGGATTTTCTGTCAAGGAGGTAGGCACTGAAGAGCCACCTAAAAAAAACAAGGCATGGAGTGAGCCTATGGTTCATAAGCCTGTTGATAATCTAAAAGAGTCTAGCGTAAGTGATGACTCTGATACAGTTAAAATGCCGAATACTGACGGGCTGAAAGTTGAACTTGAATGATCATTGAAGATTTTTCATTGACGTTTGATACTGATGGTTTTGCGGAGGTTGTAAGATACTTACCGCAAAAATCAACGGCAATTTCGTTGGCCGTTTTGTTTGACGATAAGTCAGTATCGAGTCTTGATAACTTGACGTTAGCGCCACAAATTGTAGTGCCGCTAGCATCGTTCGGTAATGTCACGCCGACGCGAGGCGACACAGTTGAGGTGAAAAATTCCTTGTATAAAATACTAACCCCTGAGCCAGATGGTTATGGTGTTTTAAAGCTGCCCCTTGAGTACCAAAGTAAAATATCATGATCTTACAAGAGCAGGTATTAGCAGCGATAAAAACAATCCTAACGGGTTTGACGACGACGGGTGGAAACGTATTTCGCCATTATGCATATGACACGGAAGAGACTAATTTACCCGCTATAAAAATCAACATGGACTCACTCGATAATCTGACAGATATTGATACGGACTGGGCAAATATTGACTGGGAATTGTCGATTAATATCGAAATTATCGTGCGTGGTGCGCAGGGTGAATTAGATACTGAGCTGAATAAAATATACGGTGAGGTGCATTTGGCTTTAATGAGTAATCGGTTTTTGGGTTTAAGCTTTAACCCCGTGATTTATTCTCGCGGTGCGCTAGAACCGGAGATTGATAGCGAGGGATCACAGCCAGTTACAACGATGGTCACGCAGTGGTTCGTCAGATATCGAACAACAACAACGGATCTTGCACTATGAGTAAGAAAGAAAAGAAAGTGATTCGTGATTCGTGTGTCGTGAATCGTGAAGATCAAAACCACAAACCACCGGCCACGAACCACGAACTATGTAGTAGAGACGCCGCCGGTGTTACATGGTCAAGTAAACCGCCAGGATATAGTAAAAAAGGGGTGAAACAAAATGTCAAAGTTAGTTAATCGTCGGTTAGTATTTGCAAAAATAGAGGCTGTTGCTGGCGTCGCTGAAACACTAGCTGGCACGGATGCATTGCTTGTTGAAAATCTGCAAATGAGTTACGTCAATGAGAGAATGGCAGAGCGTCCAGCCGTGCGCGTTAGCTTTGGTAAGTTGCCTGCGATCTATGCGGGATCACTTGTGCAGCTCACGTTTGATGTTGAAATTAAAGCGAGTGGTACAGCGGGCACAGCACCGGAGGCTGGCGTATTATTGCAAATCGCGGGCATGAGCGAAACCGTTGTTGCAACAACGTCTGTCACGTATGCATTAATATCTCAAGCACTCAAAACAGCAACGATACAGTACGAATATGATGGCGTTATACAGACATTAACGGGTTGCATTTGTAGCATGACAACTGCTGTCAATGCGGGTGCAATTGCGAAAGACTCGTTTACAATTATCGGTCATCACACAACGCCTGTTGACGGCGCTGGATTGACACCGACATATGATGCAGAAAAACCGGCGGCGGTTTTGTCGCTCGGTCTAACGGTTAACGGTGTAACGCTTGACGCGGCAAGTTTAACGTTTGATTTGGGTAACGATATAACCCCGATTGATTCGCTCAATGCGAGCGATGGTTATGGCTTGCTAGAGGTCACGGACCGAAATGTCGTTGGCACTATCGATCCGCTTGCAACAACTGTTGCCGTGCATGATTTTATCTCACTTTGGCAGGCTAGCACAGGCATGGCGGTGACGATGAATACTATTGGATCAGGTGCGGGATCAATCGTGCAGATCAACGTACCTGACTTGCAATACATGAGCGTGCAAGGTGGTGATCGTAATAACCGCATCACACAACAAATTGATTTTAAGCTTAACGAAACAGTTGCGGGAAATGACGAAATTGAGCGGGTTTATACATAAAATATAAAGGGCATTACATGATTAAAATCGCATCGGCACTTGCAGCGTCGTGGCATGAGTATGACAAAGAAGATCCTATCACTGCATTTAAAATAAGGCCGATGTCTGGCGTTGCTATGTACTCTTTTTTGAGCAGTGACACGGGCAAAGATCTGCGATTTAACGTTGCTAATTGTCGAGAGATGATAACCGAGTGTCTAGTCGATTGGCGTAATATTGTCGATGTTGACAATAAAAAATCGGTGTTTCCTGGAGGTGCGATGGCTGTCAATATGCTTGATCAAAAATGCATACAGTTTATTG